GCCTAATTCGGTGGCAGTAAATGTAGAAGTGGTCGAGTTATTTGCGATGGTAACATGCGGTTCGACATAATAGCCTGAACCTTGTCCAATGATCTGAACAGCTGTGACTTTACCTAGACTGTCTGTTGTAAGTGAACCAACGGCACCTGAACCAACAATTGCAACTACGTTAGCAGATACACCAGATCCGAAGTTACGAATCTGCTCGCCAGCTGCAAATCGGAACTTAATCGTATTTGCAGAAATAAGATCAGAATATTCTGGTCTCACCTTCAAGATAAGAGCAGAGCTATTAGCAGTTGTATTCGCTTCGATAATCACGGCATTTGCAACACCGTTCTGAATTACAGATCCGGCCACAAAGCTTGCAGCTGCTGCTGCACCGCCAGTACTATTTTGTACAGCAAGTGCCGACATCACTACAACCGTGTCGCTATTACTAAACTTCGAAGCGCCATCGTTTACTTTGATATTGAAGATAGGATAAGACTTATTGAAAACTGTAAGAGTTTCATCTGCAGCAAATGAATCTGTTGAGAAATTATTTCCCGAACTGATGTAGTTCACAAACAGAGTGTTCAAATCTGGTGAACGAGATTGCAGACCAGCAGCCGTCTTTACGATGTATGCTTCGACGTTTGCAGCATTCTTAACATATAAGTTGTTATAAAGAGTGATATCGACTTGTAGACCATCGGTCGTCAGATCGTTGATCTTGATATAAGGAACTTTATCATGCTTAGTAATCGTACAACCATCGATGATTGTGCCACGCTTGAATACGTTGTCACCAAACTTCTCAATTTGATTTTGCAAGATTGACTGGAGCTGGTTAAGCTCACGGGCTTGGACTGCGACACCAGGCTGGAACAAGACTTTATAAAAGTCTTTCTTGACGTCGAAGTCATCAAAATAAGGAGATACGTTTAGGTTGGTTTCCAGAGCCATTTAATTAAAACTCCAATACTATCTTTATAATTTCTGATTTGTTATCGTTACGAGCGATAGGATCAAGATTCTCTAAGTAAAGAACCTCGCCGCTACCGACTACAAAGTCTCCATTGTATTTATTCAATAATGGGGAAAGCTCTGCAGAAGATACTACGCCTGCGATATCTCTGACTCCGCGAGGATCAAGATTGAAGATACCTGACTTATTGCTAATCCATAGTATGTCAGAACCATCGATCTCATCGAGATGGTGGACTCTACCGCGCGGTTGCGCATATGAAATAAGACTTTCTTGCTTAATCTCTTCATCTTCGAGGAACGGCACGCCGCCAGTGCTAAATGTGCCAATCAATCGAGTTAGCTGGCGAGAGTAGTTGAATGAACTTGCTACTCTGTCGTTGATTTCAATCGTTCCAGTAATAGATGCTGTCGTACCCGACACAGGAACTACGGTGTCTCCTGACATACCACCAACGCCGATGATACGACTGCCAGAAGTAAATACGCCTGCGACGTTTGACAATTCAATCTGACTTGGTCCAGAGAATGCAACTGTGCCGCTCGCTTCTACAACGATAGCTGACACTTCGCAATCTTCTGCCGTAAACGAGCTATTTGTATTTGCAGTCGTAATACGATAGTCTTGTGGAACATTGGCGACTGTCGAGATGTAGTTATTCGAACCGTCTGTGACAAGAACATAATCACCAACTTCAAAGGCATCTTTGTAAGTAGGAGCATCTGGATTTCTAAGAACTACAGTAATAACTCCGTTCGATCCTGATACACTTGCATCTCCATTAATCGTAATGAGAGGAGCTGAAGTATATCCAGTCCCGGCGTTAGTAATTGTAACAGATGTAATAACTCCTGAACCATTGTTTGCAAAGGTTGCAGCTGCACCAGTTCCATCGGTTCCTGAATTGTTGAAGACGAGTTGATTGTTCGCAGTGCTATCGTATCCTGTTCCACCGCTTACGATAGTAGCAGTAGTCGAAAGAAGACCAAAGTCTGTCTTTTCAATCGTCGTGCTTGCGGAAGTAATAGAAACGTTGCCGTGCAGCTTTAACTTTCTATATTGATAGACTTTCTCACCAACAGAAAAACCTGGACCAATTACATTGTTGATATTCATATCAACTTTTGTAAAGGCCGGATTCTTAATTACGCCGACTTGTCTAAAATCGTTTTCTGTAGAAATGATGCCGCTCTCGCTATTATTAAACTTAGCGCTGATGCATATTCTTTTTGCAAAGAGTTCATTGTAAGGATCTGAGCCATGACCATTCTTTGGAGAAATGATTGGACGCAATGATGCTGGTGCGAAGTATGTAGAACTTGACACAACCGGAGGAAGCTGAATAAATGTTTCGTCGAAAATAGATGGAGGAATAGTAATAGGCTGTTCAGAAACATATGATTCAGCCTTTCGATAGTTTTCTCCTACCGCTAGCAATTCGACTCTATTTACGGAATTTGTAGATGCCGCATCGATATATACAATTCCTTCTGCAGGAGTCGACTCTTCGCCGTCTCCCCAAACGAATGCATATGGATATACTTCATAAGTGTCTCCAGCAGAAGGAGTATTAATAAATGAGGAATCAAGAATAAATTTCTTCTGCGCAGAAGTGCCTTCATAGTTAACGATTCTTCGATACTCGCCGATAGCAAGACCCGAAGTCATCTTCATGACACAACCTTGATAGTAGTCATCGATTGATACTGCTGTCGCTGGTGCACCATAAAATGTAGGAATACCTTGAACAGTAATATCTGAAGTTAAGAGTGTGGCACTGGCAATATAGTTGTCATAGCCTGCGCCGGGATCTTCTACCTTAATGACTTCAATCGTTCCTCGAGTTGCTCCATCGATCACCGCGGTGTTGGCAATGATAGGAATGTATTGCGAAGTAGCAAACTTTTCGTACTGAGATTTTGTGATAGTGTACATGTATTTCCATACATAACCATCGCCTGTTTCGACAGGATTGAGATCAGCGGCACTACCTACACGAGAAGGTGCAACAGTCGAGTTGACATTGATAGTATCAGTGCTTTTGTTGAACAAGCACTTCCAAACGTTGTATTCTGTATCGTCATCGACAGTGATAAAGAAGTTCTTAGTTTCAAGATCTCCGTCAAGATGATCATACATCGCATAGTGTGTGTTTGATTGCCACAAGTTCTTTTTCGCCATATGAACTGCATCATCAGAAGAAATTCTCTTCGCGAAGATCATGTTGTCATAGACATTCGTATCTGTATCACGAATGCTATTATTCGGAACAGGAATAATCGTGTCGCTGTTAGCATAAGGAATATGACGAGCAGCATACACAAAGTAATCATTGTTAGCAAAGCTATTCATGAAGTTTGCAGCTGCCGCTACATTAAAACTACTCGTAATGAGTTTTTGAGTTACTGCCATTTATTCCTCTATCGTCTTTGTCAAGAAGTGACCAGCGTTGATATCTCCGCTAGTGCTACCATTCGCTGTTATATTTATAGGACTTCCATTCGCGGTTAACGATAGTTTCACCGTATTTGGAGTAGTATTTACGACATAATAGTTTTGATTATTAGCTAGTTTTTCAATTCTAAGAATGTGTGTTTCTACGGTTGCATTCGAGTAAACACTTACCGCTTTACCGATAGAGTTTGCAAGCTTTATTGCCGTAGAGTTTGCGCTTCGAATGAAAAACTCGTTACCTTCTGTAAGACCGATAGCAGCAGATCCACCATTTTTTGTGTACTTTACAACATCACCTCTTCTGAAGAGATTATTTGTTACACTAATCGTATTCGAACTAATTGTATTTGTAACAAACGTCAATGATACGTTTGCTTCTACAGCTGTGTTCGAAGTGGTGTAAAGAACCAAGTCTCCATTCGCAAACGGATTAATCAGTTTTGTTACAGTGTGCAGTTCGAGCGTATTACTGATTGCAACAGTATTCAAATTCAGAGCATCTCCGCCTCTTGTTTCAGAGATCTTGATACCTGTCGTATTCGCGAACACTACGTAATAGTACTCGTTATTCGATAGACTCGAAGAAGTTCCTACACCAAGTGTTTGTGCTTCTAACGTAGTATATTGTAAATAATCATGTACATTTAGTGGGAATGTGGTATAATAAGGATTAGTCCCTAACGATATTAGATCAGTATCATTGTTGACATCCATTACCTTAAACTTGAAACTGACATCTTCAATATCTGTTTCAATTGTATCATTTACAGTCGAAACGTCGTCGTTCGAGTTAAATTGAATTTCTTGCCCAGTAGAAATGCTTGTCAAAGCTAGCGCCGCGTTCGCTTCTTCTACGATCAATGCAGATCCGAAGAACTTTGTTCCTGCCATATGCATGACTTTCTTGAACATGTCAGAATATCTGTCTACTGAGATCTTCGAAAGAATCTCATATGAATACTCTTGGTAATAGTCTCCGTCGTGCACGTAGATATCGTCAGACAAGAATCCTTTCGAGCTTCTGTAATATCCGATTCCAAGGCCATGACCGTCGAGAATCATTTTTGCAGTACCAGCTCTGAGATTATCTTCTGACACGAAGTCAACGATTTCGCCATTCGAATATGCAAAACCTGAATCGATGACTTGAAGAGCAGTGACTTCACCGTCCGATGTCACAACGTTTGCCGTAATATCTGCATTCAAACCGATAGGATATAATTCTGTGATATCTTCAGTCACGCCTATTACGTCTGCTTCGGCACCAGAGACTTCACCGATCATCGGCTCATTCGGTAACCAAGTGTTTTCGAATGTGATTCTCTTGGCAAGCATCTGAGAACTGTTACTTGATTTTACAATGGCTTTGGCAGTCGATACAATCTCGAAAAGACTTACGCTCGAAACAAGACCATTCGCTGTCGGTACAGTGTATGAAAAGATGATTGAGTTATTGACAAGCGGAGCATTGTTTCCAGTGACTCTGATATAATTTCCAGTTGTGTTGGAGAAAACTGAAGAGACTGTAGAGTTGACAATGCCACCGGTGCTATTCGTCTGGAATAGCTTATCTTTTGGTAGGTAGCCTGGAAGAGTTGCGATCGTATGTGATTCACCGCCTGTCGAGTTGGCAGTAATGTTGATTGCAGATCCGCTTAAAGTAGAAGCTAATTTAAATCCTACGGTGTTCGCAGCAACAACATAGTAAACAGCATTTGCTGTCAAACCGCTGATGGCAGTATTGCCATTCGGAATTCTGTATTGAACGATTTGACCATTGGCGAACTCGTTCGTATAGCTACGTAGCTGATGACCAATCAAGTCAGGATTGTAATTTCTAAGGAAGTGCCCATTACTTCCAGGATTTGCTGCAGTTAAATCGACGTTGGCTCCACCGGCTGTCAATGAAAGTGCTAAGCCAGTGCTATTTGCATAGCGAACATAATACAGAGCATTCGCTTCGAGACCAGAAACCGCGGCAACATCATCTGTCACAACATATCTGACTTGACTACCGTTGGCAAATAAAGTATTCGCAGTCGCAATCTGAATAAAATCATTACTGTTCTGCACGTTAGTGTTTGAGTTAAACTCTGCTACGTTCGAGCTCTGCGTAATATTCACTTTCGCGAGTGTATTTGCTGCTTCGGTTGTGAGAGTAACACCAGTAGTATTAGAAGTAAGAACGTAGTAGAAGCCGTTGTTCGATAGGCCTGTCACAGCCGTATTCGCATTATCAGTAAAGTAACGAACAAGATCATTCGCTGCAAACTCGTTGCCAGTGATTGTAATAAAATCTGTATTCGAGTTGACTTCGTCCGTAGGATTAAACGACGACGTGATGTTACGATAGAAGATAAATTCTGATGCGCTGTTGGCTTCGTACTGAGATTGTACAGTAAACGTCTTGGCATCATACGTATTGCTATATGCACCAGAAGAAACTTGCAGATCAAAGAATTTCAGATTTGCCTGAGATTGGTTTACTATTTCTCCGACAACAAAGTTTCTCGTTGCATTTTCAAATGTAATCACAAAGTCTTTACGATCGAATCCTGCAATATATGGTTGGTGAGCAAGCACAAATGGATCAACGTTATAGTCTTCACCTGGATTGATCTGATTAAGTGATCCAATGATACCGATTTCAAATCTACCAAATGTCAAACATGCATATAGATTATCGAGTAAGTTGCCTTGTGGATTCTTTGGAAATCCAAAAGCATCTGAAGAGATAAACTCTGAAGCGAACACCTGATTCGCTTGTGCAATCGTCGATAATTCTGCCACTGCTGTAATTGCAGTATTCACAAGATTGTTGCCATATACAAGAATATTGCTATTTGCAGGAGTAGAAGTGGTGTTTGTGAAACCAAAGTCGCGAATAGGATCCTTGATAAGAAGATTCGTTCCTGTCACATCATATAATGTTGCATGCGCAGTCTTATATAAGAAGTGACCAGACTCGTTGGCTCTAGTCGCCGCGAATGCCGGAATATTGAATGATGTATTCGCAAAGCTTTCGCCAGGGAAACTCGTGCTATTAATATGAATGTACTTGTTCGCAGGACTCGAAAGAATGAGTCCAGTGGTATTTGAGAATGCAACGTAATAAGGTTTACCGCTTTCGAGTCCACTGATTACTGTATTTCCTGCGGCAACTTCATATGTAACACTCTCACCTGCAATATAGTAAGTATTAGCATCTGTAATAGTAATAAACCCTGTCGTTGCATTTGCAGCAGTCGAAGGATTAAATGAAACCTTGCGGATCTGTTGATATACTCTTTGACCTTCATCGAATCCAGTATTCGCTGTTACAGAGAGTTGAAGGCGGCTATAGTCGAGTGTATCTTGACTGTTGGCGGCAATGAGATCTGTACCAATGAAGATGACTTCTGTTTCACCAATCGTACCTACACCAAATCCAGCGCCTGTTCCAAAACTAATCGATGATATATTTGCGGTGGTATTTGAAAGCGGAGCAACGATCTTCGAAGGGAATGAACGAACATAGTCGCCACCGGTAATGTCGAGCGAATAAGATGTAATCTTAAAGTTATCTGCGTTTGCAGCGGTGTATACCGTATCTGTTTCGTTCCAGTATCCTTTACGAGAAAGAAATGTTAACGTTCCGCTGTTTGATCCAGAAGCATAGTTAGCAGTGATTACAGTACCTTCAGCAACAATCGCATTCGCGCTGTTGTAGATGTAGATGTTATTCGCAAAGGTAACGTTATTCGAAGAGCATTCATCAAACGCAATGACATGGACTTGCTTCTTAATGTCATATAAACCAGCGTTTAGATTCACATAACTGACGTTCGCAAAGATTTGATTGTTGGTTTGATTGATAAGCTTATACGTTAAACCGTAGTTATGAGCATTTCCAGTCGCGTTTGCCGATGCGTTTGCAGAAAGTATAAGAGAAGTTGAATTGGTTACACTGACTACGTTACCAATCGACGTGTTGCCTGTGACATAAAGTGTAGAGTTGATGTAGTTGTTATTAAAAGCAGTGGATGTTCCAGTGACTACATTGCTGGTAGTAGATGTAGTGATTGTGCCTGTTCCAACTTTGTAATCCCAATCCGCCATCCGCTTACTGTTTTTGAAAGCACCACGAGCATTGGCAAGAGTAAGTTGAACTTCACCTTCGAGCTGGATCACATTTGCCACTGTACCAGAAGCAGTAATATATCCTGCATTCTGTTGCTGTACGACATCACCTACCATAAATGTAGAAGAAGGCGCAGTAATAATAACAGCATAATCTGTCGGTATGTTCATGAACTTACCAGACATTGACTTGTCTGTCAGTGTACTTGCTGTAAAGCTTGTTCCTGTGTTATTCGTTCCGGTATAATAGGTAGCAGATGGAACGAATACGCCTGAAGTATGTGATATCGAGATAAAACCGTTTGTATTCGAAGAACGTGCAACTTCGAGTACTCTTCCTTGTGCAGCAAGCATGCCATTTGCCGCGTAACGATATACAGTATTTCCTACAGAAACGTTTGATGTGGCCGCACTGTATCCGATATTGACTACAGGTTGAACACCACGTTCGAACAGTCGATAGTAATTTTCAGCAGTAAAATCTGCAGTGACTTCATTCAGGTTTAATACTTTCTCAGAGACAATCGATTCTGTGTTGAGAGTATATCCATATCCGCCGTCTATAAAAATGAAATCTACGAGACCAGCAGCCGAATTCGTAGATTCTACTCTTGCTAAACCGCCGAGCCCACGATCGCTGTTCGTAAATCTTACGATGTCTCCGACAGTAAAGTCTCGGCCGCGTGTCTGAACTGTAACTCTTTTTACAGATCCTACGAGTTTCGATCTTTTGGTAATATCGAATACGGGTTCATTATTAATATTGAGACCAACCACTTCGCCGTTACGAAATTCGCCTTGTCTTCCAGAAATATAAAGTAGATTAACGAAACCTTTACCAACTCTTCTACGAATGTACTTCTCAACGAAAGCTTTGGCGCCTGAAAGCTGGCCCACAACTTGCTTTCCGACATAGTCGATATTATAGATTGAGTATCCGATTTCAAGATATTCTGGTTTCTCGTACACACCATCTGAAAGACGAAAGATCTTTTCTGCAGGATATTGTACTTCAGCAGCCGTACCATATACAAGCTTAAAGAAGAGATCAACTGCGCGCTCTGTACCCTTAGCACGATATAAATCAAGGGAGTTTTTAACAAGAAGCTTCTTATTCGTAGCAGTATCAAACTGAATGTTCTTCAGATACTTCTCTTTAAAGTGAACAATAAAGTCATCTGTTGTACTATCAATGTCGCGATAGTCTGGCAACCGGCGGGCGTGATAAAGTGGATTGGCATCAATTGGTTGATATCGAGTGATACTCGACATATATGTTGAGTTGGCAAGTTGATTAGCAGTGACTTCTATAATATCGTTATTCGAAGCGATATACTGAGTAACAGTATTGCCAGAATAGTTAACATATGTTCCAGAGTTTTCAAGCCACTCATAGTAGGCTTTCACGAACGCAATGAAGTTCTCTCCCTCTTCTTGGTAAAAAGAAGGAAATTGACTCTGAATTAACGGAGATATTCTTTTTTCTATATTCTTCATTATTCTCTGATCTGTTCAATTGTGACGTCGACGTCATTTTCAAGAATATTAAGTATCACGTTCTGAGAAGAAGTGATGTCAAGAGTACGCGGCTTGGCATAGATTTTTAAAGAAGTGCCAGTGTAATTAGTAATATTAAAGTTGTTGATTCTGACGATACCAGTATCATAGTCAACTGTACCAATATCAAGAATGGTTCTATGTTGTGTTCCAGAAGTATTGATGATACGCATGATACCATCACCGTTATCTTCAAGACGACAGTTTGGCAAACCATTATAAGTGAATGTCGAAGAACTTACGACATGAATATCACCGATTAAGTGTTCTGCACCTTTGCCTGGAACATCGTTCTTTAATGGATTTTTAAAGTCAATCGTTACATTCTGGCCAGATGACACTACGCCTGAAGTTGCCAATGATACAAGCGAACCAGATGTTGACGTAGGAGTAGAAGTCACTGTCGTGCTCAGCACCGGAGTGAGATACTTGACGAGTTCAATTTGAGTTTCGTTACTAATGATACTATTTTCTGCGGCATCGACATCACGAATAAATCTTGAGTAGCGCAGTGTACGACCAAAGTTATTTAGATTCGTAGAAGCGTGTGTCAGAATAGAATCTATAACGTTCGTACGAATATCTTCTGGATTTAAACCGGTAAGATTGATATTGTACTTGATATTTGTATTGACATATAAATATGTGTAATCAGGAGAAACAAAGAGTGGCTCAATCGCCACAGAAGAACGTGATCTTAAGAATTTCTTATATTCTGCTTCTTTAATCTTTGGAAGACCGTCGACTTCATCAAGATCGATCGACAAGAAAATTCTGCCATACTGGGGAGGATTTGCATCTTCTCCGCCATATGCAACCACTGCATTGATTTCAGGAAAGTTTGCTTTGAGTAGATTCTCATAGTCTTCAGAAGTCACAGCACGTTCTTGTGTAGTAAATGCACGAGGAGCATTGTACTTAATCGAGCTCAGATCTTCTGCAACAGCTCCGTCGGCCGAAGCAGTAATCGTTTCAATTACAATGTTTGCTTCATTATCGATGCGTGCAGTATTAATAAACTTAAATGCGCCATTCGGAAGTTCTCCGTTGCATGATCGATATTCAATGATACACGCAGAGTTGTTCTTTGGTTTTCTTCCAACAACTCCGTCACCAAAGACGACTTCGTATGTGTCACCAATTCCCGGTTGTAAGAAAAAGACCTTTGCGTTTTCATCATGACCAAAAAGAGACGTCGCTCTCTTGTAAGTTTGAATAGTCGTGCCGTTATCTTCAAAGACCGTAACTAATACGCTTTCAAGATCAACTCTTTTATTACTAATCTTATACACAAGAGGATTAGCATAATTTATTGTATAGGTATCGCTGAGGTAGCTACCTTCGTATACTCGAATCGGCTCGCTCTCATATATAAGATTTGATCCTGAAGGAGTTCTCTTTGTAATAACATAATTTTCAGTAGTGCTAAAGTTATAAGTGAAATCATCAACACGCGAAGTAAATGATGTTCCCTTTGGAATAACGATCGATCTCTTTGCCGTATCTGTCGAAGTAATTACCAGTTGAATGACAGCCGAAGATGATCGAAACGATCTCGGAAGATAGTTTAATTCTTTGGCATGAGAAATAACGCTGTCACGTAACTTCGCCGAATCAAGAAACATCTCGTTGCTGACCATGTTGAGATAGAACGCGTTCTGATAAGTGTTATATGAAAGCACGTCGAGAAGAACCGAAAGGTTGCTTCCGTCGAAGTCGTAATCTTTAAATCGATCTTGTGATTTCAGAAATGTCTTCAACGAGTCTTTATAGGAATCGAAGTCTAACTGTGTAAGGACTATACTGGAATTTGCTGCCATTATCTTACTCTATAAAGGGTGAGTTGAAGTGTCTGCGGATTAGCATTATTTATTATCTCATAATAGACTGATACTTCATAAGAATGCGCAAACTCATTTGATACTACTAAGACATCAATGATTCGAGCTCGCTGTTCGTATTTGGTAATCGAATCGAACACGGCATCTTTGATAAGATCTGAAGTCATCACAGAAATATCTTCGAATAAGAATCGACGAAGACCACCACCAAATTCTGGATTAAACAATCGTTCTTTGGTATTTGTCTGTAAGATATTTCTCATCGATCTTCTGACAGCCTGTTCGTCAGTGTGAAGAGCGAGTCTCTTGTTCTGAGGATGTATGTTAAAGTTATTATAAAAGTCGGTGAACACAGGATCACGCTGTGTTGTTTTCCTCGTTGTCAGTGCATCTATTCTGTCTGCCATATTACCCTACT